AAAAAAAAAGGAGTACTATGAAACAAGACATATTAGGAATTGCTGAAATTGGTGAATGGCTTGGGTTAAAACGACAAGAAATTGCACAATGGAAATATCTTGGTAAATTACCAAAACCTGACTATGAATTAAAAGCAACACCAATTTGGAAAAAAGAAACATTAATAAAATGGAAATCAGAAAATACTTGGATTAGTGATAGAATAAACTTATGAAAAACATAATAACATCAATCATTGAACTACTAGGCGTAGCCCTTATACTAATTGGTATATATATGCTATTTAACACAGCAGTAACTTTAATATTTACTGGTGTCTTTTTAATGGCGGGAAGTTACATTTACATAAATAGATGAGTATTTTTAGACGAGAACAAAGAAGTGCAAAGAACGGTAATCTTAGTGATTTACTAGCATTACGTGAGGGTGGATTACACAACTACACAGGAGAGCAAGTCAATGAGATGTCAGCACTTGGTATTTCATCAGTCTTTAGTGCAGTTTCTTTATTAGCTGACAGTATCGCATTACTACCAATTAAAACAATGCGAACTGATGGTCAAAAGACAATACATACAAACAAACCTAAGTTCTTGGAAGTACCTAATCAAAATGAAACAATGTTTCAAGTCGTACACGAAATTATTACATCACTAGCTATGCACGGAAATGCGTTCATACTTGTTGATAAAGATAGACAAGGTAGAGCGGTTCAATTAACACCAATACACCCTGAAAAAGTAAAAGTAGAAATGCAAAATGGTAAAAAAGTATTTTTAATTCAAAACAAACAAAAGAACACAGAAAAACGAATTACACAATACAATATGTTACATTTCACTTGGTTTACGTACCCAGGGCAACTTGTAGGTGTTAGCCCACTCCGCACAAATAGCAACACTTACGGGTTAGCCCTTGCAATGGAGAGACACATATCACAATGGTATGGACAAGGTGCAACACCATCATCAGTTTTAGAAACAGATAGAGAGTTAACCGAAGAACAAGCAAAGATTTTAAAAGATACTTGGGCAGGGGCGCATACAAGAAATAGAAAACCTGCTGTACTTACTGGTGGACTGCGTTGGAAGTCAATACAAGAAGCAGCAGGCAAAGAACTTATAGACGCTAGAGAACAAATAGTAAATGAGATTGCTAGAGTGTTTAGAATACCTGCACACTTACTTCTTACTAAAGATAATACTAACGTGTACTCTAACATTGAAAGTAATGGACTAGCTTTTGTAAGATACACACTACTGCCTTGGATAAGAAGAATAGAAGATGGTTTAACCACATTACTACCAGGTAAACAATACGTTAAGTTTGACACAGATGAGTATGCAAGAGGAGACCAACTTAGCAGGGTAAGAAGTTTTCAAACAGCTATATCTACTGGAATAATGACACCTAATGAAGCAAGGTCAAAAATGGATTTAGAGCCGTATGAGGGTGGGGATAAATTCTACCAAGGTATTATTGGTGGAAGTCCTATTGACCCTGAAACAATGAAACCAACTGGTGTTGACCAACACGACCCAACAAATGAAATAACAAATGATTAGTGAAAACTTTTCTTTAAATGACACTACGCCAGTAAAAATAATATCTAAAGTAGATATGTACCAACAAGTGTACATACACAATAATACAGGTGGCGCAATATACGTAGGCGGTTCAAATGTAACTTCTACAAGTGGTTATCACTTAGCCAACCACGAACACGTAGCAATGGAAATACCACAACAAAACGAATTATTTGGAATTACAGGAAGTGGAACTGGCGATATTGTTATTGTGAGGCCTGACTGATGGCAGTAGATAGAAAACCACCTGCCTTTATGATTGCTAACGCTAAAAGAGGTTTAGAGAATTTAAACAGAGCGGGAGACGGACTTACAGATAAAACAAAACGTGAAGCACGTTCTATGGCTAACGGTGAAGATGTAAGTAAAGATAAGATTGTACGTATGGCAGCTTGGCATAAAAGACATCTATCAGATTTAGACAGAGAGAAAACAAATCCTAATGACCCTGATACGTGGAGAGCGTCAGATGTAGCATTTTTATTATGGGGTAGTAACCCTTGGTCTAAACCAATGCAAGCAGGAGATTGGGCAGAACGTAAAGTTGCTCAATTAGTAACTGAGGGTGAACTCGAACCTAGAAGCTACAAAAAGAAAACAAAAACAAAAAAACATACTAGACCATCTAAGAGATTTGATAGCAGTATTGCTATATCACAAACGTTGCAAATGCAAAAAAGGTCAACTATCCTTGAAGCAATGGATAGACAAACTGAAAATAGAAGTTTTACATTTACAGCAGTAGAAGAACGTAACGATGATGGTAAAGATACATTATTGTTTACTGGTTACGCTTCTGTATTTAACAAAGGTTACGGAGTGCGTGACCAACAGGGTTCTTATGAAGAAACCATTAAACCAGGTGCTTTTAAAAAGACACTACAAGAACAAGATGACGTAAGGTTTTTAGTAAACCACGATGGTATTCCATTGGCTAGAACTTCATCAGGTACATTAGAACTAGAAGAAGATAATTACGGTTTATTTGTACGTGCTGAATTAGACCCGTCGAACCCAACAGTTGCAGAGATATCAAGCGCTATGAAGCGTGGAGACTTAAACCAAATGTCTTTTGCTTTTGCAGCAATTAGAGATGAGTTTGACGAAACAGGAGAAAAAAGAAACGTCACAGAAGCAAAACTATTTGACGTATCAGTTGTAACTTATCCTGCAAACCCTTGGGCGGGTGCAAAACTTAGAGGAGTTGAGATAGACGACTTACATAAAGAATTAGTTGAAGCTAGAAGCGGTGACAAAGCTGCTGAGGTTTTAGAGAGTTTTATCAATAAATTAGAGGAACGTCAAGACGAACCAACTGATGAACTTGATAAAAAAGAACGTAGCAATAAAAAGATTGAGTTGCTTAAAATGCAACTTGAAATTGAAAACCTACGTGACTAAGTCGTAACGCCGTATATTTAATTTTTTAAAAGTACACCTTACGCAGAAGTAAAAGCAAGAAATAAAGGACAACACAATGAAAAAACTCATTGAGGCTAGAGAAGCCAAAGTAGCTGAATTTGATACTTTAACTGTTGAACTTGAGGGAATGGACGAAGCTAACGAAGAATTTGACGGAAAATTTAAACGTTCCGCAGAGCTTATAGCTGAAATCAAAGACCTTAACGACAAAGTTGAAGAAGCAAGAGAAGCTTCAGAGGTTATTAAAGCCGTAAAAGAAAGCAGAAATGCTTTAGATGTTCAAGATGATGACTTGGGTGAAACAGAAGCCATAGTAGAAGTTAACGAGCCAGATATGTATAGAGATGGCGGAGAAGCTTCTTTCATTGCTGACGCTTATGCAGCAAGAACAGGTGACTACAAAGCACAAGAACGACTTGGAAAACATCAAGATGTCGAAGCTAGAGACGTAGGAACAGGTGCTTTCACAGGACTTGTAGTTCCACAATACCTAGTCGACAAATTCGCAGAAAAAGCAAGAGCTGGTAGCGCATTCTATAATGCAATACAAAAAGAAACTCTACCTGCATTCGGTAACAAAATTGAAATTTCTAGAATTACAACTGGAACATCAGCAGCTATTCAAGCTTCTGAGAACTCAGCTGTTTCAGAAACAGATATGGACGATACCCTATTAACTGTAAACGTTAATACAATCGCAGGACAACAAGACGTTTCAAGACAAGCTCTTGAAAGAGGTGGACAACCTGGTTTCTCATTAGAGAACGTTATATTCGGTGACTTAGTTGCTGCATATTACACAGAACTAGATGACCAAATGTTAAATGGTTCAGGTTCATCAGGACAGCACTTAGGTATAGCATCAGTATCAGGAGTTAACGAAACTACTTATACAGACGCTTCACCATCAGTTGCTGAGCTTTATCCTAAACTAGCTGACGCTGTGCAAGAAGTTAACTCTAACAGATTTGCACCTGCAACAGCTATCGTTATGCACCCAAGACGTTGGGGAATGATTACAGCAGGACTTGATAGTTCTAACAGACCGTTAGTACTTCCTGCGGGTAACAATCCTGACAACGCTATGGGCGTAGGAGAAGCTGCAAAATATGGAAATGTCGTAGGAAACCTTTTAGGTATTCCAGTCATTACTGACGCTAACGTTGTAACCAACGCAGGTGCAGGTACTGATGAGGACCAAATCTATATTGTTAAGTCTGACGACCACATTTTATTTGAAGATGGTATCTTCCAAATGAAATTTGAGGAAACAAATGCAGGTTCATTAACAACTAAACTAGTTGTTTATGGATACTCAGCATTTGCTTCAGGTAGACAACCTCTTGGAATTTCTAAAATTTCAGGAACAGGATTGGTAACACCAACCTTTTAATTAAGAGTGGTTTAGTGCGTCAGGCAACTGACGCACTTTACCCATAGGAAAGATTTATGAACGATAAAAAAATAGAAGCTTTAAAGAAAGAGCTAAAAGGTTATGAATTACAAGGAAAAGCTAAAAGAGCTGAGGACGTTAAAAAAGCGCTTAAAGATATGGGCGTTAAAACTGAAACAGCAGCTAAAAAACCTAAAGCCGAAAAAAAAGTAGAAACAAAAACTGAAATAAAGGAATAGTATAGATGGCCATTGTAAACGGCTACTGTACACAAGACGAACTTAAAGGGTTTGTTAATATTCCTATAACAGATACAGCTGATGATACTTTATTAGATGACGCTATTAATGCCGCTTCTAGGCAGATAGACGCGTATTGCTCACGTTACTTTTATCAAGACACATCAGCAACAGCACGTGTATTCTTCTCAGAACACCCATATAAATTACACGTAGATGATATTTCAACAACTACAGGACTTGTCGTTAAGTATGACGACACAGACGACGGAACATACGAAGTAACAGTACCATCAACAGATTATCAAGTTTTACCATTAAATGGTGTTGTAGGCGGTATAACAGGAAACCCTTACTACACAATTGAGCTTATTAGCGATAGTAACTATGAATGGCCATTAGATTTATCAAGTAACCGAGCTAGAGCAGAAATAACAGCTAAATGGGGTTATGCTGCTGTACCTGAGCAAATAAGACAAGCAACATTAATGCTAGCTTCTGAATTGTTTGCTATGCGTAATGCACCTTTAGGTGTTGCAGGTGTTGGAGACTTTGGCGTTGTAAGTGTACAACAAAACAGAGAGGTTACAAAGCTAATTGCACCATTTAGAAAAGCACCTGTAGGAATGGCGTAAATGGCAACCTTAGCCGAAATAACAGACGGTATACAAACAACACTAGGTTCAATAAGTGGACTAAGAGTATATGACAACGTGCCTGATATGGGTTTAAACTTCCCTGCTGCATTCATCGTACCAACAAATATTGAGTTTGATTTAGCTATGCAACGCGGTACAGATATGTATACCTTTGATGTAATGATTGCAGTACAGAGAGCAGATAGTAGAACAGGGCAAGATATTCTACACGGTTATATTACAGGCTCAGGTGCTAACTCAATTAGACAAGCTATCTTTACTAATAGAACTTTAGGATTAGACGATACAGACGCAAGAGTAGCTACTGTATCTAACATAAGTGCTGATGTCAGCGTTAATGGAATTGACGCAATAGGTGCTAACATTGAAGTAGAAGTTTACACGAAAGGAACAAGCTAATGGACTGTTGTGGTAACGGTTGTTGCGGGGGTAAGTAATGGCCAGATTTAAAATTATTGGTAATAATAAAGTCTTAGGACACGAACCAGGAGACGTTGTAGAGATTGATGACGCACAATTAGTAAAAACATTAACTAAGTCAGGTCATATAAAATCTACTACAATAAAAAGAACACGAGCTAGAAAAACAGACGGAACGTATAAATCAGACGATAAAAGTACACCAAACGTCAATGAAGCTTGGGTAGAGGAAGAATAGATGAGCAAATTTGTATTTAATAATGGTAATGTATTTAGCGGTGGTTACGACTTATCCAGTAACGTAACTAGCGTAAGCTTAGATATAACATCAGATGAGCTTGACGCTACAACCATTAACAGTAATGGTTTTAAAGAGAAATTAGGCGGGCTTAAAGATAGTGCATTACAGCTAGACGGTTTTTATGAAGCAGGCGCAAACAAGCCTGACGCATTACTTGGTGCAAGTATAGGTAACGAACTAATCGTATCAGTAGTACCAGAAGCAGGTGTAGGTAACATTGCTTACTTTATGAAATCAAGATTGTTTAGTTACAATATCTTTGGTTCAGTCGGAGAGATAACACCATTTAGCGTATCTAAATCTAACTCATCAGATAAAGTAGTAAGAGGTACAATACAACTCGATGGAGATGTAACAACAACAGGTGCTTCTACAGGTAGTAACCTAGGTGCAGTAAGCACAGGGGAAAAAGTTTATGCAGCAGTACATTGCACAGCTGTGAGTGGA